GAGTCGCAACTTAGGTCAGTGACTTGGGCTGAGATCACTAAATGGTCGTCCATGTCGATCAACACCCACTGGTGGGAGATCAGCGCAACCCGCGTGATGCCTGCCAAGTGGCTCACTGAACTAGTTGAGCGTGACCTGAAGAAAGGCACCCGCTACTGGAACTTGGAAGGCAGATTGTGGAGCGCTGAGAATCCTGACGCGTTCGCCGGTGTGCATAACTACGATGGGGTAATGGTCGTGTTTGACGAAGCGTCTGGTATTGACGACTCCATTTGGGCGGTGACATCGGGCTTCTTTACAGAGAACACGCCCAATCGTTTTTGGTGTTGTTTTTCTAATCCGCGTCGCAATACAGGCTACTTCTATGAAGCGATCGAAGGTAGCAAACGGGACTTTTGGCAATCTAGGCAAGTCGACGCTAGAGATGTAGAAGGTACCGACAAGAACGTGTACAACCAGATCATTGAAGAATACGGCCCTGACTCTTACCAAGCGCACGTTGAAGTGTATGGCTCGTTCCCATCAGAAGGTGACGATCAGTTCATTCCCTCTAGTTTGGTAGATGACGCCATGAAACGGGACAAATGGCAAGATGACTCCGCGCCCATCGTAATTGGAGTGGATCCAGCTAGGTTTGGTTCAGACAGTACCGTTATTGCAGTGCGTCAAGGACGGGACATCGTAGAGATACGCAAGTTCAAGGGTGACGATACAATGGTAGTGGTCGGTCATGTCATCGAGGCAATTGAGCAATACAACCCCGCCGTTGTTGCTATTGACGAAGGTGGTCTTGGCGCGGGCGTGGTGGATAGGCTCAAAGAACAACGCTACAAGATACGGGGTGTAAACTTTGCAAACAAGAGCCGCAACCCTATGATGTACGGCAACATGAGGGCGCAGATTTGGGGGCAGATGAAGGATTGGTTAAAATCAGCTTCAGTGCCAAAAGAGAAAACGCTCAAGACTGACCTGATTAGCCCGCTGATGAAGCCTGACTCTAAAGGCGCCATTTACTTGGAAAGCAAAAAAGACATGAAGGCTAGAGGACTAGCGTCCCCCGACTCAGCCGATGCCATAGCGCTAACTTTTGCGTTTCCTGTTGCAAACCGTGAAAGTCGTACTACAATTCGAAAGCAAACATACCAATCACAGGGCGCAGCCTTGAACTCATGGATGGGATCATAATGGCAACTAAACCAGGACTGTACGCAAACATTCACGCTAAACAAGCTCGTATTAAAGCAGGTAGCGGCGAAAAAATGAGAAAGCCGGGGAGCGCAGGCGCACCAACAGCTAAAGACTTTAAGCAATCAGCTAAAACTGCTAAAAAAAGTAAATGATATGTTTAAGACAATCTTAGAACTTTTTAACTTTGGCCGTAAAAAGCCTAAACCACAGGAGCAACCATGCCTCTCAAAAAAAGCCCCAGCAAAGAAGCCTTCCGTAAAAACGTCGCAGCCGAAGTCAAAAGCGGGCGTCCCGTCAAGCAAGCGGTCGCAATCGCCTATTCTGTCAAAGAAAAAGCCAGCAAAGGCAAAACCAAAAAATGAGTCTAAAACCTCTAAGTAATTGTGTTTTAATTCGTCAAGACACAGAAAAATTATCTGAACTAATAGTTTTACCCCAAAGTAAATTATTTAGCGGTATCATAGTGGCAATTGGTGAAGGTAAAAAGAATCCAAAAGGATTCCTTGAGCCTATGAGCGTCAAAGATGGCGACCATGTGCTATTCGGTGAATTTTCCGGGCAAAAGGTCACAGTCGATGGCGAGGAACTGCTTATGATGCGTGAGCCTGATGTGATCGGAATACTAAATGGCGTATGACCAAACTTCAATGAATATCGTCGGCAGAGTAGCCGACGTAGGTAGTAACCCTACTACTACTCCAAATGAACAGTCAGACGTTCTTGCGACAATGCGCCATCGCTTTCAAATGGCGATGTCTGCGTATTCAGAAAGTCGTGAGGATGAGCTAGATGACCTTCGATTTATGGCTGGTTCTCCAGATAATCAATGGCAGTGGCCTGCTGACGTATTGGCAACTCGCGGATCTGTTCAAGGACAGACTATCAACGCAAGACCTTGCCTTACTATTAACAAACTGCCACAGCACGTCAAACAAGTAACAAACGAACAGCGTCAAAATCGACCCTCTGGAAAAGTAATCCCTGCGGACGACAAAGGCGATGTAGAAGTAGCAGAGATTTTTGAAGGTATGGTTCGCCATATCGAGTATATGTCTGACTCCGATGTAGTCTATGATACTGCTTGCGAAAACCAAGTAACGTATGGTGAAGGCTACTTCCGCATTTTGACTGAGTATTGTTACGACAACTCATTCGATCAAGACCTGCGATTAGGCCGTATTCGTAACGCGTTTAGCGTATACATGGATCCAATGATCCAAGACCCTGCCGGGCAAGACGCTGAATGGTGTTTCATTAGCCAAGATATTGAAAAAGATGAATATGAGCGTCAGTTTCCAAACGCCGCGCCCATCACATCCATTATGTCCCAAGGTGTAGGTGACGATTCCCTAAGCCAATGGATTAATGAGAACACAATTCGTATTGTTGAGTATTTTTACTATACGCATACCCCAACTAAGCTTAATTTGTACCCAGGCAATCAAGCGTTTTATGCTGATAGCCCTGAAGATAAGCAAATGCGTCAGCATGGCTTAAAACCTATTAAATCTCGCACTGTAGACGTCAAAAAAGTCATGTGGATGAAGTCCAATGGCTATGAAGTCTTGCAAGAACAGGAATGGGCAGGCAAATGGATCCCTGTGATTCGTGTAATTGGTAACGAATTTGAAGTAGATGGCCGTATTTATGTGTCTGGTTTGGTTAGAAATGCCAAAGATGCACAACGTATGTACAACTATTGGGTATCTCAAGAGGCAGAAATGCTCGCATTGGCTCCAAAAGCACCGTTTATCGGTTACGGCGGTCAATTTGAAGGATACGAACAACAATGGAAAACTGCAAATACAACCAATTGGCCATATTTAGAGGTAAATCCTGATGTAACTGATGGAATGGGCGCAACGCTGCCACTTCCACAACGCGCACCGCCGCCTTTGGCACAAACTGGTCTTATCCAAGCCAAAATGGGCGCGTCTGATGATATCAAGTCCACCACTGGACAGTATGACTCGAGCTTAGGCGCCACAAGCAACGAACGCTCGGGGAAAGCTATTCTTGCCCGCGAAAAACAAGGCGACGTAGGTACTTACCATTATGGTGACAACCTTACTAAAGCAATTCGTTTTGCAACGCGTCAATTAATTGATTTGATTCCTAAAATTTACGATACCGAACGTATTGCTCGTATAGTAGGCGTTGATGGCGAAGTATCTATGGCTAAGATCAACCCAGATCAGCCAGAAGCCGTTAAGAAAATTGTGGATCAACAAGGCATTGTGATTGAAAAAGTTTACAACCCTAGCGTTGGTGTCTATGATGTCGTGGCTACTACAGGCCCAGGCTACATGACCAAACGTCAAGAAGCTATGGACGCAATGGGTCAGATTTTGCAAGGCAATCCTGAACTATGGAAAGTGGCTGGCGATCTATTTGTTAAAAATATGGATTGGCCTGGCGCCCAAGAACTATCTGAGCGTTTGGCTAAAACGATTGATCCTAAGTTATTGGCAGTTGGCGACGAAGATCCAGCTTTGGCTGCGGCTCAACAACAGATTCAAGCAATGGGTCAAGAGATGGAAGGTATGCACTCCATGCTCCAAAACGTCAGCCATTCTATTGAAATGCAAGATTTGGAACGTAAAGACTTTGAAGCCCAAATTAAGATGTATGACGCTGAAACTAAACGGGCTGTGGCTATGGCTGCGGCAATGTCACCAGAACAAATCCAAGATATTGTGCTTGGAACCGTACATGGAATGATGACAACAGGCGATTTAGTCACCGAAATGCAACGTGATACTGCAACAGATATGCAAGAAGAAGATCAAAAAGAAGCGCAAATGGAACAGCCACAAGGCCAACCAATGCCACCTCAAGGTCAACCAATGCCCCCTGAACAAGCACCACCACAAGGGATGCCACAATGAAAGCGTCAGATTTTGTAGGAATCTTGTTCCTAGCCCGTGATGTAACCCATTCGGTTCATCTCAATACCCGTAGCTATTCAAAGCATAAGGCTTTGCAAAAGTTTTACGAGAATATTATTGATAATGCGGATGATTTTGCCGAAGCATATCAAGGGCGGCATGGTTTAATTGGCCCAATTAGCCTAATGTCTGCCAAAAAGACTAGCAATGTAATTGAATTCCTAGAATCACAGCTTGCAGAGATTGAAGGCGCAAGATACGATGTAGTTGATAAAGCTGACACTTCATTACAACAAATTATTGATAATATTGTTCAATTGTATTTATCTACCCTGTATAAATTACGCTTCTTGGCATAATGGCAATAACTGTCAATCATTCCACCCCTGCTGATGATTCTTTCAGCGCTACAGGTGCTACTGCCTGGAACGCCAATCACAGTTTGGCAGGTGTGGGAACGATGGCAGAGCAAAATGCTAATGCTGTAGCAATTACAGGTGGTTCAATTGATGGAGCGCCTATTGGAGCTAATGTTGCAAGCACTGGAACATTTACTTCACTTGTAGCTACATCCGGTGTTGGTGGGGGTGCTTTTTAATGGGGCCATTTTTTAATGGAAGTTTCTTTGCAGGTGGCTTTTTTGAAGGTATCATTGTGGCTGCTGAACAACTTTATGTAAAACTCCGTTCATTAACGGAAAGAGGGAGATTTTAATGTCTATGAATCTAAAAGCGATAACCGTTTGTATCGGTTATCAACAAATTACTGACCTAAGCGCTGCTGTAGGGCTAACTGTTCCTGCGGTAGATAAAACAGGTCTTAATCAAAGGCCTACTTTTGCCTTAATTACTCCCTTAACCGGTAATGTACGCTGGCGCGACGATGGCACTTCGCCTACTGCTTCTGTTGGTATGCCTTTGGCTGCTGGCGTGACTTTGCAGTATGACGGCAACTTAAAACTGATTAAATTTATTAACAATGGCGGTACCGCCGAACTTAACATTAGCTACTACGCTTAAGGGTGATATATGAACATTTCTAGTGACGCTAGTGGTATTGATTCTAGTAAATTTCTTGAATATATTGCCAAGCAACTTCCTTCAGATGTAGCTCAAATGGTCGCTGTACGCGACGAATTGGCAAAACGTCAAGGTTCTATTACAGCTATTGATGCGGCTAATAAAAAGCTTGCGGATGCTGATGCTTATGCACAAAACAGCAAAGCTGAAGCTGACACGCTTTTGGCAGACGCTAAAGCTACTAATGCTGATTCTAAAGCTAAAAGCGCTGCGCTAGATGCGCGGGAAAAAGATTTAATTGTGGCTGAAAAACAAGCCTCTGTTGATAACGCTGCTGCTGCTAAAAATGCAGCCGCTAAAGAAGCTTCATTAGCCACACGCGAAGTTGAATTAGCTAAAGCGCAAGTAGAATTAAAAACAGCACAAGACACATTAGCTTCTGATCGTGTTAATCTTGATGCAAGAATTAAAACTTTACAAGATAAAATAGCTTCAATTAATATTTAACAAATACAACTGTACTGGTGCGGATCACCAGGGTTTCTAAGGAAACATCGAAATGGACGAAAGTCAAGAAGTAGTACCAGCGGAAGTATCCGCGCCAGAGCAGGTGGCAACGGCTGCACCTGAAACTGAAGAAGTAGCGCCGGAAGCAGTAGAGCCAGCAGCAGAAGCACCCAAGACCTTTTCACAAGAAGAACTTGATGCCGCTATTGGTAAACGACTTGCTAGAGAGCAACGTAAGTGGGAAAGAGAACAGGTAGCTAGAGCCGCGGAAACGCAAGCTCGAAAAGCCCCAGTAGAAATCCCGCCGATTGAGCAGTTTAATTCGCCTGACGAATATGCTGAAGTTTTGGCAGAACGTAAGGCAGAAGAATTGCTTGCTAGGCGTGAACAAGCTAGGTTGCAATCTGAGATCATTGAGTCCTACCACGACAAGGAAGAAGATGCTCGGAATAAGTATGATGACTTTGAACAAGTCGCATATAACCCCAAGCTTCCAATCACTGACGCGATGGCTCAAACGATTCAAGCTTCAGAAGTTGGCCCCGACATGGCTTATTACCTAGGGTCTAATCCAAAAGAAGCCGATCGTATTTCACGTTTATCGCCACTCCAGCAGGCCAAAGAATTAGGGAAAATTGAGGCTAAATTAGCTGATAACCCAGTTGTAAAAAAGACTTCGAGCGCCCCAGCACCAATTGCTCCGATTACGGCGAGATCCACTGGATCTCCAGCAACAGACACAACGGATCCTCGTGCCATTAAAAGCATGACGACTTCAGAGTGGATTGAAGCTGATCGCCAACGTCAGATCAAGAAGTGGGAAGCGCAGAGAAACCGCTAACTATTTTTTAATTAGGACTTTATTATGTCAAATTCGATCTTAACCATCGACATGATTACAAGAAAAGCTCTCGAAATCCTCGAGAACAACCTTGTACTCACACGTAACGTAAACCGCCAGTATGACGATTCTTTCGCTGTTGAAGGCGCAAAAATCGGTTCTACTCTCCGTATCCGCCTACCAGACCGCGCTTTGGTAACTGACGGTGCCGCCTTGCAAGTTCAAGACGACAACGAACAGTACACAACTTTGACTGTAGCGTCACAAAAGCACATTGGTGTTAACTTCACCTCTGCTGAATTGACAATGCAGTTAGATGACTTTGCAGAGCGTGTTTTGAAACCACGTATCTCTCAGTTGGCTTCTTCTATTGATGCAGACGTAGCAAACAGCTACAAATCCATCTATAGCTCAGTTGGTACACCTGGCACAACTCCTTCTACTTCATTGGTGCTGTTACAAGCTCAACAGAAGTTGAACGAAAATGCTGCTGTTATGTCCCCACGTTACGCTACTGTTAACCCAGCAGCTAACGCAGGTTTGGTTGAAGGTATGAAAGGTCTGTTTAATCCTACAGACACAATCAGCCGTCAATTCAAGAATGGCATGATGGGTATGGGTGTATTGGGCTTTGAAGAAATCAACATGAGCCAATCTATCAAGCAGCATACAACTGGTTCTTGGGGTACAACTATTACTGTAACTTCAACTGTTGCTACTGAAGGTCAAGCTACTTTAGGTATTAGCTTTACTGGTTCTAGCAAGACTTGGAACGTAGGCGATGTATTTACTGTTGCTAATGTGTACTCAGTTAACCCACAAACCCGTGAATCTACAGGTTCTTTGCAACAATTCGTAGTTACTGCTGCCGTTACTGCGCAGAAC